TAAATTTATTTGGTGGACCTGGTATTGGTAAAAGTTCAATAGCATCTGGTATCACTTACAAGTTGAAAAAGAAACATATCAATTGTGATATGCCGTATGAGTTTCCTAAAGCACTTGCTTGGGATAACAATCAATCGGCAATACAAGACCAATTGTATGTACTTGCTAATCAACATAGAGGGATTGTAAAGAGTTATGGTAAGGTTGATTACATTATACTTGATTCACCGATAATTTTATCTCTCGTGTATCGTAATATGTATAAAGGCACTACGTATCCATCAACACTATATTCATCAGAACATTTTGATAAATTAGTTTTGGATATACATAATCAGTATGATTCTATTAATATTTTATTAGAACGTAGTGATGATGGAATTCATAACAATGATGAACGATATCAAACGTTAGATGAATCTAAGGAATTGGATAAACGAATTGAAAAAACATTGATAGATAATGGTATTCCATATCATAAGGTCAAAGTTGGGAATAACACAGTAAAAAAGATTGTGAAATTATTGGGACAATCAATATAAATAACTAAATAAATATAAAAATGAATTTACAACAGGTATGTAGAAAGTTCCGAATTTCGGAGAATTTTCTTAACTCAAAAACAGATGCGTTAATGGTAGCGGCATCTTCATTAGGTGATATCATCGGTGATTTGAACAAAAACGATAAAAGAGGTATTGATGAAAATGCTAAACAAAGCCTTATCACTAAATTAGAAACGTTAATCGATTTCCTTAAGGAAGTTAAAAACTCAGGAGTATAAATATGGGATTCTTCGAACAAAACCAAGAAACAGAAACAGAGGTAAGTAATACACTTTGGACTGAGAAATATAGACCGAGGAATCTTCAAGAATATGTTGGTAACGAACATCTTAAACAAAAGGTTGCAGAATATTTAGAAAGTGGTGATGTTCCACATCTACTTTTCTTCGGAAAGGCAGGTACTGGTAAAACAACACTTGCTAAATTGATTGTAAGTTCAATTGACTGTGACCATATCGTTATTAACGCATCTGATGAAAATAATGTAGATACGGTTCGTAACAAAGTAAAAGGATTTGCATCAACTATTGGATTTCGGTCTTCAAAGATTGTTATCCTTGATGAGTTCGATTACATGACACCAAATGCACAGGCAATCCTTCGTAATCTTATGGAGACGTTTTCTAAACATTGTAGGTTCATCTTAACGTGTAACTATGTTGAGAAAGTAATTGACCCAATCCAATCACGTTGCCAAACCTTTCAGATTGTACCACCAACCAAAAAAGATGTTGCAGTACAAATATCTCAAATTCTTGGTAAAGAAAATATTAAGTTCGAATTAAAGGATTTAGTACCTATTATCGATGCATCTTATCCAGATATCAGAAAGATTATTAACACCTGTCAATTAAATTCTTCAAAAGGAATATTAAAGGTAGATGTTAGTAATATGTTAAATTCTGATATTAAGGTAAAGTTAATTGATATCTTAAAAGGTAAGGATGATAAGAGGAATAAGTACATGAAGATTAGACAGGCAGTTGCCGATTCACGTATTCAAGATTTCTCTGAATTGTATGGATTCTTATATGAAAAAGTTGTTGAATATGCAGGTGATAATACATCAAATGTAATCCTACTTCTTTCAGAAGGACAATATAAGGATGCAATGGTGATCGACAAAGAAATTACGTTCATGGCAACTGTTATACAAATTATAGGAATGCTTTAATAGTTGTAGAAAAGTTACTAACGATTTTATTAGGATAATCCAATAAAATGTTGTATCTTTGTTATATAATTAAAACATAAGATATGTCAAACAGTTGGAAATACACCGAGATGGGATCTCGAAACAAAAAGACAGGAAAGTTATCATACTATACTGTAAAGGTAACGGATTATAAGATAGTAGATTGTGAATGTCCGGCACGTTCTTTCCGTTCATATTCTCCTTGTAAACACATGAAGAGATTACACGAAAAATTAGGACACTTATCAATATAAAAACAAACAAACAATTATGGCAAAAATATTAGGAGGACCAGATGGTCAATCACAAGGACAACCACAAATCGATTTCTCAAAAGCAACCGAGATGGAATGTCAAGAATGCAAAGGGACAGTATTTATTCCAGCAAACAAATTCTTAAAAGTATCTAAATTAATAACAGGTACACCAAATGATGCAATCGTACCGGTAGAGTTATATTTGTGTGGAGATTGTGGAGAAATTATAGAAGAATTACTTCCAGAACAATTGAAGAACAAAAAGTAGATGACAATAAAAGATTATAGAAAATTTTTAAATTCCTTACCAAAGGAGTTTGATGACTATCCAATAGTTCATAGAGAATATACTGATATTACCGATAATGTTTTAAATGCACAGGAAGTACCAGTATATTCTGTACATATTGATGAAATTGAAAAGTCATCTTGTAACATGCACAAAGAATCATATGATTTATATGATGAATTTCATGTAAGTAAAAATGAAAAGGCAAAAATTACTTTACCATTAATAAAAGAAAATCAATAAAGTTATGGCAGCAAAGAAAACACTATTCGATCATATAACAAATATAACTTCAGTACAGAATCCTAAATATTGGGATTCATTGGAAGATGACGATAAAAAAACATGGAGTAACTATATGGTACATAGATTTCTTTCCATGAATCCAGATTGGATAGAAGTTCTTTCTGAAATACAACCATATACTCAGACACTCGAACCAAAGTATCTTTATTTATTACTAATTGGTATTTTACCAAAGGGTAGATATTATATGAAATACGTAAAGGGTAAGAAAACTGATAAATACGAAAGCTTCTTAATTGATTTAGTACGTCAAGATTTCCAATGTTCATCAAGACAGGCAGAGGAATATGTTGAAATACTATATGCAAGTAAAGAAGGTAGAGAGAACATATTGTATATCTGTACCAAATATGGTATTGAGAAAAAACAAATCACTAAATTAAAGTTAAAACTTTAAGAACACTTACATTAGGGTATGTAGAGATACTCTGTGTATATTAAATTAAATTAAATTAATCAAATGCAAACAATTTTCAAAATGAAAAAATTATTTTTAATGGGATTGATGTTATTATCAATCGGTGCATATGCACAAATTAGTGGAAAAGTTGTTGAAGTGGGAACATCCGATGGATTACCTGGTGCTACTATTGTTGTTAAAGGAACAACGAATGGAACATCAAGTGATGTAGAAGGAGTTTTTAGTTTAGATGTTAAAGAGGGGACTATATTAGTAGTTTCTTTTTTAGGTTACGAAACAAAAACAGTTACCTCAACAACACAATTATTGGTGGAATTAGTTCCATCATCAGAATTTTTAGATGAAATCGTAGTTACTTCAGGTGTTATTGATATTGCTAAAGTTAGGGAAACTCCTATCGCTGTATCAACAATTTCTGCAAGAGATATTACTTTAAAAGTAGGAAACCAAGAGTTTCCTGAAATTATGAATACTACACCTGGTGTGTATGCTACCAAACAAGGTGGTGGATATGGAGACTCTCGTATATCACTTCGTGGTTTTGACCAAACAAACACTTCATTCCTTATTAACGGACAACCTGTTAATGATATGGAAAACGGAAGAGTGTATTGGTCTAACTGGCAAGGATTAACGGATGTTGCATCTGGTATTCAAATACAAAGAGGACTTGGTGCTTCTCGTTTAGCTGTTCCCTCGGTAGGTGGAACGGTTTCTATTTTTACCAAAGCCGCTAACAAAAGAAAAGGTGGAACGATAACTCAAATGTCTGGTAACGATGGTTACTTAAAAACAACAGTTTCGTATAATACAGGTAAAGATAAATCGGGATGGGCTTCTTCATACTTGTTATCAAAATGGCAAGGAGATGGATATATTCAAAACACTTCGGGTGCTGGATACACTTATTTCTTCGCACTTGGTTACAAACCAGAAGGTTCGAAACATGATTTAAACTTCTCTCTATTGGGTGCTGCACAATGGCATCATCAAAGAGATGTATGGGTATCTATTAGAGATTACCAAAACTTCGGTTCTGCAGGAATTGATAGAACATGGAATTCAAACGGTGGAACTTTAAACGGTGAGGAATTCAGTATGAGAAGAAACTTCTATAACAAACCATTGGCAACATTCAATTGGGATTATGAAATTTCAGATAATGTTAAACTTGCAACATCATTCTACGGTTCAGCCGGAAGAGGGGGTGGAACTGGTCCTCGTGGTAACAATTATAGAAACGCTACAACAGATATTCTACCATACAGAAAGGATTTAACACAACACTACGCTGAAAACGGTAGAGGTTCACGTAATCCTGATGGAACAATTAACTTTGATGCAATTATTGAAAGTAATCAATCACAAGCAACTCCTTATAGTGGAACTATTGGTGGATTTGAAGGACAATTGATAGGTTCTAATGGATTCAGAGAAGATGGTGTTAGTAGAGAAGTTCTTGTAAGAAGAGCATCTATGAACTCACATGACTGGATTGGTGCAATCTCAAACTTAGAAATCAATAAAGGTAAGATGAAATATTCTATCGGTATTGATTTACGTGATTATACAGGATATCATTATCGTGTATTGAACAACTTAATGGGATTAGATGGTTATTACTCTACTGGTAACAAAAACTCAAACGGACAAATTGTAAATACATTAATTAAAGCATCGCCATTCAATAGCACTGGTCTTAAAAACGGAGCTAAAATTGATTATTTCAATATTGGTCACGTGGGATGGCAAGGTGTAAATGGTTTAGTTGAATATAATGATGATGGTAAATTAACCGCTGTATTACAAGGTGGTGTATCGAACCAATCATTCCAACGTGAAGATTTATTTGACCAACCAAACAATCCATTATCTGATACTAAAAATCAAAGTGGTGGTTATGTTAAAGGTGGTGCAAACTACAATCTTAATCAGAAATCAAATGTGTTCTTTAACGCAGGTGTAATTTCAAGACAACCACAATTTGGAGCAGTATTCCCTAACTACGGTAACGATGTTAATCCAGATTTACAAAATGAAGAAATTCGTTCAGTTGAATTGGGATATGGATATACTTCTTCTAAATTGGATTTCAATGTAAATGTATATTCTACTTCTTGGGGTAACCGATTTGTTACACGTTCATTATCAAACCAACAAGGTGTTGATGGAACTGCTCAATTTAGAAACGTAGATGTATTACACAAGGGATTTGAACTTGAAGGTATGTATCGTGCAAACAACAACTTAACATTCAAAGGGATGTTATCACTTGGTGATTGGAAATATACAAAGAACTTCGAAGCAGAATTATTTGATGATAACCAACAATCAATTGGAACTGGTACTCTATATACCGAAGGTTCAAAAGTTGGAGATGCTGCACAAATCACATCTAACATATCAGCAGATTATAGAATGGGAATTGTAAGTTTAGATTTAGGATACAGATTCGTAGATGGATTGTATGCCGATTATTCAATTACAGATTCACAATTCACACGACCAGACAACAAAGGAGCATTAAAACTTCCTTCGTATGGTTTAGTAGATGGTGGTGTAACAGTTAGAATCGGTAAAGGATTTAGTTTCAGAGGAAACATAAATAACTTATTTGATACTGTTTATATTGCAGAATCTAATTCTAATATTCACGCAGATGGTGATTCTACTACATGGAATGGTGTAGATGTAAAGAACTCAGTATGGTTTGGATTTGGAAGAACATGGAACGCTTCTCTTAGATACAAATTCTAAGATTCAATATAATTAAATGAAGGGGGTAGAAATACTCCCTTTTTTTATTTTCAAAAATATCTTCAATAAAATTTGGTAAATCCAAATAAAAGTTGTATCTTTACAGAGTAAACGATAAAACAGTTATAATATGGCAAGAGTAAGTTATAGTCAGTTTGGTATGTATAGTTCATGTCAACAACAATTTAAATTAAAGTATATCGATAAGTTGGGTATTTCTAATACAAACATCCACTTGATTTTTGGTACATCTATGCACGAAGTTATCCAACACTTTTTGGATGTAATGTATAATGTATCCAAAAAACAAGCACTTGAATTAGACCTTAACAAACTATTGTTTGATACACTTATAGTACAATTCAAAAAGGAGAAGGAAGGAAATGAAAATAAAGACCCATGTACTCAAGAAGAACTTGGTGAATTTTATGATGATGGTAAGAAGATACTAAAATACTTTACTTCTAAATTAGATAAACTTTACGCAAAAAGTGGATTTGAATTAGTAGCAATCGAACAACGATTGGATGCCGAAATCAAACCTGGTGTAAATTTCATCGGTTACATTGATGTTCTATTACGAGATAAGGTTAAGGATGAATATATTATCATTGATTTAAAAACTGCAACACGAGGTTGGAGTTCGTATCAAAAGAATGATAAGGTTAAAACATCACAAATGCTATTGTATAAGAAATTCTACTCAGATAAGTACAACATTCCTTTATCAAAAATAAAAGTAGAATATCAGATACTTAAACGAAAGATACCAGAAGATTCAGAATATCCAATACCACGTATATCTAAATTCGTACCTGCAAATGGTAAACCATCTATGAACATGGCATGGAACTCATTTAAGTTCTTTGTTGATTCTGTATATGGTGAAAATGGTGATGTAATTCAAACTACATATCCTACAAAGAAAGGAAAACCCTGTGACTGGTGTGAATTTAAAGAACGAGGATTGTGTCCTGCATGGACATAGATAATATATTCTAAAAAACTTCCATATAATTTACTCTTTTATATATTTTTATATATTTATACATAACAATAATAATAAAGGATAGGGAGTTATGGCAAATACAAAGTTAACAACGGTAAAAATCATAAAAGATGTTTACTCAAAATTTAAACAAATTTCATTTGATTCAAATATTACACTACAAAAATTAGTTAATCGTTCGATTAATAAATA